TTTCTAGATTGCTTATTAGCAATCCTGTCGAACCAAGTCCTCTTGCCGTGTCAAAAAGTCTGTGATTGCCCGCCCCATTTCTGGCTTTAATCCAAACCAGTCCACCCTTCGTGGACAGATCAATCCCGTTGGTGATGGTCTGCGTAGAGCCGTTGCCGGTGTAGAGCCACGTCGAGAACACGTCCTCGATGTAGTTGGCCGCACCAACCTTGGCAAACTCGCCAAAGCCTTGTGCTGAGGCTGCGCCTTTTGTTTCTAGTAATGGCATCTCTTACCTCTTACTTGAACTGGGTCTGCGAAGCCAACACGGTGAAAGTCGCTGATCCCGTTTTAATGATCGTGTAAACGTAGGCATCGATGCCGCTTGCATTACCCGCAGCAGGAGCAGTTCCTCCTTGCCACTTCGGGGTGACACTGCTTCCGTCCACTTGAACCGCGCTGTTGTAGTACGCAGTAGACCCTTGAGTGACCAAGAAAGCAACCGTTACGCTCTGGCCCGTACTCATGGCCGTATTCAGACTTGTACCACTAGAAGCACGGAAGTTCACCGTCCAGTTAGCCGAAGCATTGGAGGTGTAATACAACACTGACTGAGTGGTGATGTCATAATTGATCGTGCCCGTAGCAGCCGTGGCAGACACCGTAGCTACTTCAGCAGCATCGTTGAGTACCATCGCCAAGACACTACTGGAACCACTAAAAGTGTTAGTACCAGTAAATGTTTGAGTTCCAGATAATGTTGCATATCCAGAAGCAGGAAGATAAGCAGCAACCCATGCGCTACCGCTATACACACGCATCTCACTAGCAACGCTATTCCAGTACAAAGCACCAGTCAATAATGCGTTACCGTCATTGTCAAGAGTAGGATTAGAGGTCTTGGAACCTAAGTAACGATCATCGAAACTGTCGTAGCTTGCAGCAGCACTCGTGGCACTGTTAGAAGCACTCGTGGCGCTGTTAGCAGCGTTAGTTTCTGAGGTAGCCGCAGCAGCCGCAGAAGTAGCCGCAGACGTAGCAGAACCCAGGATGCTGTCAACATAGCCCTTGCGGGTAAGGTCATCATCAGCCGTAGGCGTAGCAGTGCTGGTAACCTTGTTGGCACCCATGACGATGTTACCCGTCATCGTACCACCAGCCAAGGCTAAACGAGTGTCGCGCTGCGTGTCAACATAGTCCTTGGTAGAAGCATCAGTGCCAGCCGTAGGCGTACCAAGACCAGTGATCTTGTTACTGCCCATAGCCAGGGCACCAGTCATGGTGTCACCGGACTTGCTAACCTTGGTAGCGATAGAGTTTGTTACCGTAGTAGCAAAGTTAGCATCATCGCCCAGAGCAGCCGCTAACTCGTTAAGAGTATCCAGAGCAGCCGGAGCAGAGTCGATCACATTGGCAATAGCCGTGTCAACATAGCTTTTGGGAGCAGCGTCACTGGAGTTGGTAGGCGTAGGAAGGCCAGTGATCGTACCAGCCGTACCTGCGTTCATGTCCAGCGTACCGTTGATGGTCACGTTGTTGAACGAGGAAGTACCAGTGGATGCAGTGACGTTACCAGTGACGTTACCGGTGACATTGCCAGTCACATTGCCGGTGACGTTACCAGTAAGAGTACCAGTAACGTTACCCGTCAAGGTACCAGCAAGACCAACAGTAGCCGTTACGTTCGTGAACGTACCAGCAGCAGGCGTGGTTCCACCAATAACGGTGTTGTTGATGGTGCCGCCCGTCTGAGCAACACCAGCGACAGTACCACCAGTAATAGCAGCAGCATTGGCTTCTTGGTTACCCAAGGAACCCACCAGCTTGACAACAGCGGCGCTACTGTCCTTGGTATAGAGTTTCTTGTCAGTTACGTTAACAGCCAATTCACCCTGCTGCAATGAACCCGCAGAAGGTACAGAAGAGGCTGTGCTACTGTTCTTGGTGATGATCGTTGCCATTTAAGCTCCGTATTTATTTTCGTACCATTGTTGTAACGGGCCTGCTACGTTGCGTGGCGTTTCAGGCATATAGGCATTGTAGTATCGTTGCACCGCAGCATAGTAGTCATCGCCATACTGCGGGGTTGTTGTTCCCAACCGAGGATCAGACGGAGGAGGAGTACCCATGTTAATACCGCCTCCACTACCTCCTGCTGCGGCACCAAGCCCAAGCCCACCAATGGTTGTCAATAGCTTCAGAATATCGTTAGGGTTAAATAACGAATTATTCGGAGCAGGAGCACCCGGAGTAGGCAGATTGGGCGTTAAAGGCGCAACACCCGCAAGAGCAGGGATAAACGTGTTGATAGGAACTGAGAAATCCTCTGCCGTTACTTCCCGCTGGCCGGTTACATCGACCGTCTGTGATCCGACAGGCACAGAAGGCGTAAGTGCAGAGATAACAGTGCCTGCTACGGTTTCAGGCTGTGTTGTAACAGGTCTGTTTGCCGTAACATTGACAGTCTGTGAAGTAGATGGAACAGTTCCTAACTGAGCAGCAGCCTGCGTTAGATACTCCCAACCCTCAGTAGACCCAGCACCTAATTCACGTTCAGTGATGATCCTAACCTGTTGGTCAGTCAAGCCCTGTGCAAGCAAGTTATTGTAGACAGCGGCTTTCTCCGTGAGAGACATATTCTCAATGTTCTCAGGAAGTACTCGCTCACCAGACACGTTAACAGACTGCGTAGGTGTTACTGTTGATCCTAACAAGCCCCCGGTAGTCTCTTGCGCTGTCGGTGTTTCTTGGGTGGCCGGCTGCGCCTGTACATTGACGGTTTGTGTGGGCGTAGAAGGCGGATTAAGTAAAGACGCTGCTAAGGACGTAAGACTGTCCCAACCTTCAGTAGCTCCCGTACCAAGTTCACGCTCAGCAATCACACGGACTTGTTGGTCAGTTAAGCCCTGTGCGAGTAAGCTATTGTAAAGTGTTGCTTTCTCGACACCGGACATTTGACCAATGTTTTCCGGCAACACACGCTGTCCAGCAACTGTAACAGTCTGAGGAGCAGTAGAAGGAGTTTCTACAGGGGCTGCAACAATATTTGCAACAGTTTCAGGAGAAACCGTAGTTTGCTGAGTCATTGGTTGAGACTCAACTGTAACAGTTTGTGTTGTGGGACTAGGGGGTACAGCCGAAGGAATAGCCGCCGCTGTTACAGCAGGTGCAAGGCTTTCCAAAAGAGGGGAGAGATTCGACAAGGCTCCTAAATTCTGTCCGGTTACCACTACTTGCTCAGCGGCGGAGGGCACCGTTGGAGTCACTGTCTGAGGAGTCACGGAACCGGTAAATGTAAGGTTACCGACTTCGTTAATAATCTGTGCGGGTGTAAGACCCTCGGCGGCTGCGGCAGCTACGTTAGTGGCAATCGAAGGAGATACCCCCGATGCCTGTAAAACCATAGAGATTTGCTCTGCTGAAAGCCCTTGTTGTGCCTGTTGCGCCGCGTCGTAGGCGATGAACTGAGCTTCAGAGGCGGCGGGGCTTGTCGGAAGCAACTCACCGATTCCGTAAGCAGTTCCGCCTGCGATTGCGGCAGCTTTCAGGGCGTCTTGAACACTGCCGGTATTGGCAAAGGTAGTTACACCAGAACCAATAGCCGTAGCTGCGGGAGCACCAAGAAGACCAATTCCTGCGGGACCAAGTGCAATGCCTGTTCCTGCTGCAATGGCTGCATTTGCTAAAGTTCCTAACAGACGATCAGTAGAAGACTGTTCAAACTGATTACTGAACTGTTCGTTTACTTGCTGGCCTTCCGGAGTATAGTTAGCAATCGTATATGCGCCTGTGGGGGTTTCAATAATACCTTGGATGGACCCATCACCTTGTACGTTGTAAACAACACCATTTTGCGTAAAACTACCAACAATAGAATCAGCAAATCGAGAATCATTTGCTTTGCCGCTTGCTGCTAAAACTTGCTGTGCTTGAGATACTAAGTCGCCTCCTCCACCAAACAAGCCTGAAAATTGCTGTGTTCCAGCAGGCTCACCTACGGATGTAGCACTTTGTGGTGTTTGCATAACAGCTTGCTGTTCAATTGCTGCCGGAGTGGTATTTTTAACACTTGCTGCAATCTGCTTCAGCGCATTCCAATCTTGATCGCTTTCTGCCCGAGCAGCGGTACGAATCTGTGCATCTGAATAGCCTTGAGAAATCAAGTCATTGTAAAGCCTGCCTTTTTCTTGGGCAGATAAAGATTCTACATTAGCCGGTAATTGAGGAACACTCACTCCGGTAATAGCGTTTTGTTGGACAATGCTTTCAGAAATAGCGTCAGCCATCTTCTTACCAAAGTCCGCATTGCTGTGTACACCGTCCAACAGGTCACCAGAGCCTGCCGAGACAGCGGAGCGAACATCGGTAAAAGTCACACCGTATTGGCGTGCAAGTGCTGCAATGCCGTCGTTAATCTGAGTAGCACGTTGCTCTGCACCGGGATCAATGTAGCCTGCAATGTTGCCAGTTTTTGAGTTCTGACTACCATACAGTTCAGAAACACCGACAAGGACAGGGGTTGTTCCATTAGCCAAAGACACTTCGATCATTTGACGAAGGCTGTCTAATGTCTTTTGTGGGTCTTGGCTTTTAATTGCGTCGGCAGCGCCGTATCGCAAGATAGCATATTCTGGGCGATTTTGGGCAATAAAGTCAGCAAAGCCGCCAAACTTTTGACCGGACCCTGCCAGTGCTTCGTAAGAAGTCTCACCGCCCGTAGCAAGATTTTGGACGGGAATGCCTAAATTTTTACTGATAACATCAGCAACCGACTGACCATAGCGGGTGTCTACAGAGCCGTCCGGGTTGTAACCCACATACTCGCTCATAGAGTCGCCGAACAATACAGCTTTTGGGCGTTGAACAGGAAAACCTTGGCTTAGCATATTCAGCATTTGCTCGTAGTCTAAGGCGTCTTGTGCAGATTCAAATAGTGCCATTATGCTTTCCTTATGACTTCAAAGGTATTGATTGTGCTCATTGTAGATGCTGCTTCAGCTTCTACTCTAACCTCGTCGCCTTCTTCTAATACGATGTATGCGCCACCATCAAACTTCAAGAAATTTGTAGGGCTTAACAAATATCCATCTAATACTTTAATCTCGGTAGTGGTGCTTTTATCGTACCAATACACATCAATAGTTTTATTGTTGCCTGTGTGGTTCACTATATAACACAGATTCCACAGAGCATAATAACCCGTAGGAACAGTGTAAACAGTGGTTTTAACGGCTGCTGTTAGGTTGTTACCTACGGATACTTGTCTCATTCTTCGTCTTTCTTAACAGGACGAACACGCTTAGGCGCAGGTTCTTCTTCTTTGACTTCTTCTTTTTCTTCGACTTTGAAATAGTCGGGATGCATCAGCATTGCCTTGATGTCGTGTTCCATCTCAAACGAATAGATAGAACCAGAATATTTGCACATAAATTTCATTCAATTCTCCAATGACAAAAAGGGAAGACCCCCGCAGGAGTCCTCCCTAGTTGTTTACTTAGGCCGGAACAGCCAGAGCAACAGCAGCGCCGTCGCGCAGTTCATCGCAGCCGAACAGAACGTCAGCCGTGAACAGCGTACCAAGGTACTCTTGCTTGTACTGGGTCTGGGTACGAACACCCATCTGCTCAACCAGAACAGCGAAGTCCTTGTGAGCCAGCAAGCAGATACGGGTAGCCGTAGAGCCAGAGGTCGTGTCAGCGTTAGAGGTCACGAACACGGGGATGCCGTACACGTTGCCGATTTCGCCGTTACGGATGGTGTTGTTACCGCCCTGCTCGCCCACGAAAGCCTGCTCGGTGAAACGAGCAATGCCCATCAGGGTGTTACGGGTAGACGGGGGAACGATCAGGAAACGACCGTCCATCGGCACATCCTGGTCGTCCAGACGCTGGATCGAACGACGGATAGCGGCGTCGGTCAGAGCGCCAGAACCCGTGTTGGAAGCAGCCACATAAGCCGTCGTACCATCAGCACCAGAGAAAGCACCGCTGTAAGCAGCCGTACCGCCACCGCCTTGAACCTTGCGGCCCAGACGGATCAGGGTCGTGTCCACTTGACGGCCAAGAGCGTAGCCAGCGTCGTCCGTGTAGAACTGACGCAGCGACGACAGGGCTTGGGCTTCCACGATGTCTTCGATCAGACGCGAGTATTCCCAGTGTTGGTCGATAGCAACCGTCTTCTCGCCTTCGGTAGCGGCGATCAGGGTCACTTGGCTGCCAGCGGCCTTAGCCGAAGCATCACCACGGGTGGGGGCGGGAATGTGAACGGTGTCACCCTTCTTGCCCTTGAAGTTCATCTTCTTGATCAGGTTAGCGGCAACAAGAGACTTCTTGTAAGCAGCAACGATCTCATCACTCCATACCTCCGGAATGAAGGTAGCAGCGGTGGTAACGGTAACGTTATTAGTACCTAAAGGCATTTGATTCTCCTAAAACAAGTTATTTATTTAACCCGCCCTTCAGAGTACGCAGCCATGATTTCAGGTTGTAAGGCTTCGTAACGGGCAGGGTCTGTCATGCGTAGCCGGATAAGGTCGGCACGGCGATAAACTTTCTTAGAAGACTCCCCGGTTCCACTTACATCCACAGCAGCGGCTTTCATCTCGGTCTGTCGAACTTCCTTAGCAGCCGTAACCGCTTCGTTAGTACGAGTACCTTTGATAGCCTTGAAGGTAGAAATCAACTCATCAGCAGCGTTAAAGTCGTACTGTGCATCAGCCAGTGCGTACATGTTCACGCGCATCGGAGAAGATTTAACCCACGCTGCAAACTCAGGGTCTTGAACCACATTAGCAAAGTCCGGATGTTTCTTAGCCAGTGCTGCTTGCGTCTGTAATTGACGCATTTGCATAGCAGCTTGCTTGGCAGCCAAAACATCAGGATGACTTGCTACAGCCTTTTGAACGGCTGTCTTGGGGTCTTCAAAAAAGTCTAATTCGTTTTCTACTTCTGGAGGCTTCTCTTTACGTTGAGAGAGTTGTTGTTTCAGCAGCTCATCAGCTAACCGTCGAACCTCACCAACCTCTTGTGCCTGACGACCAATGAGCTTTTCAGCCTCTTGATGCATGTTCACAATGTCCTCAAGACTCTTGCCCTTGTACTTATCGGGAATCTTGGGAGCTTCTGGTGCAGCGGCTGCTTGAGCCTGCTGCTGTTGTTCAACTGCTTCTAATTCGCTTTGCTGAGACAGGTCTTCATTTTCAATAAGAGCCATACCTAACCTTTCCTGCCCATGCGGGTTCTAGGATAATCTAATGCAATCGGGTTATTCGCCGTGAGAGGCGGCCTTCTTGCGTTCTTGTTGTTGTTTCTCCGCCCTCACACGCTCCCATCGGCTGTAAGCACCGGGAAAAGCCCCGGTAATGCCTTCTAGGTTTACGAGAGGGGCAGAAACAACGCGAGTAGCGTTAGTGTCACAGTGGATGCACTTCACGCTACGAATATCATCGTCAATCAGTTTCTCAAACGTATGTCCATCTTCGCATACGAATTCAAACATTCGTTTCATTCTTCTTCCTCCAACTGCTTAAAGACTTCCTCGCAGGTTTGCTTGCGTCTTAAGATTAGTTCAAGAATGTCCAACTGGCCTTTCCGGAAGTAAAGGTCTTGTGTGTCCGTTACCAGTGATAAATCGTTGATACTGTCTTTTAATCGTTGCAAGTCATCTACTAAGTCAGTCCATCCGGGTTGGATGAAGAGAGTAAACTGATTCTCGTAATACTGTTGTAAGGATTGTTCCATGAAGGAGTCCTATAAAGTTCATAATAGTATATTATACCAAACTTTTACACTTTTGTCAAGTACTTTTTACTGTTTTCTTGACATTTGTGCTAAAGCAATGCGTTCGTTGCTGTCAATGTCCTTCTCTTTGAGCGCAATTTCAGCTAATTTCACCCGACGGGCAAAGTCAGCCGTTTCGTCATTCTCATTGAGGTTGTTAGACAGGGCAGCGATGAGCTTGGCTTGAGCCAGTTGCGGCGTAACTTGAGCTTCAACAGCGGCCTTCTGAGCCTCTGCCTGCTCCCGTGCTGCCTTAGCCTGGGATTCCTGCAACTGGGCCTGCACCAGAGCCATCTGAGCCTGTTGCTGCTGCATTGCAGCCTCTTGAGCCTGCGGATTGGGCTGAGACATCTGCTCCAGAGCCGCCAGAAGGTCACCACGGTTGCTCAGACTGCTGTTCTGGAGGATTCCACGCAGAATCAGAGGCAGAACAGGCGTATCCGGGCCTAAAGTCTGCAACAGGGCAATCATTTGCTGCTGTTCAAACTCACGGGCAAGGATACCAAGCGAAGCAGTTGGTACAAACGTCATATCCACCGTCGGATAACGGTCAGGATCGAACTGCATGTAGCGGAAAGCAGCCTTGTTGATGAACGGAATCATGAAATCTTCTTGGAAGTTCGTCAGCGTACGCTTGTACTTCTTGATGATTCCAGCCATCGCCATGCTCATGCCGCCTGCACCAGCGTCACGGGGCACATTGGAGGGCATTCCTGCACTGTCAACGGTTCCGGTGGCCTGCAACAGCATCCGCTCGAAGTTCTGAGCCGCATTCATGGCATTGCCGTCGGTTTGACCGAACTTGAACGGGAACAGAATCTCGCCAGGATTGCCGTTGGTGAGGATAGCCTTACCGGGTTTAACCTCAAACTTGGCTCCACGAGGCAGGCGCGTAGCGTCCATCGCAATCATGGGTGCCGTTGTAAGGGCCAGAGAGTCCATATGGGCGCGTAATTGCCCGTCAATGGCCTTCTGCATGTTGTAAGCCTTTTCAACCGTGCCACGGCCCCAGAAACGGCCAGGAACGGTGTCATCTTGGTAAGCCACCACAGGCCGATCCTTCATCATGTAAGGATTTTCTTCGGCTTTGAGCAGCATACTGTCGTTGGCAATCACGACAATGGCTTCAACCAGATTACAATACTTGTCACCGACAGAGTTTTCAGGGAAAATCTCTTCGTATTCTTCCTCTTCGTTCTCAGACAGGTACTCACGAGGCACCAAACCGTAGTAAGTGACCAGCTTTACCTTGTCGTCTTGGAACTGTTTTGGGTCTTGAGTAGGCTCAAGCTCCTGATCTTGGTATTCGGTGGTGATGTCTACCTTCTTGTAGATACCGTTTTCAATACCTTCGACAATCTTGTGGACGGAGACATACTTTTCAATAGCCACACCAAGCGCATCTTCGATGCTTTCAGCGTTCGGATCAATCAGGAAGTTCTTGGGATTGACCGGCTTGAGCTTAATTGCTACTCGCTCAGTCTCCTGAACACCAATAGCAGCCGCATCCGTGACACCAGGAATGGCCTGAGTCGCAGGAATGTATTCCATCTCGGACTTGACCACGATTTCACCGATGCCGGTGCCGTAGATTTCTGCCATCAATTCAATCTGATCGACAGACTTCTTGATCTTGTCCTTCTTGAAGTCCTCCATCAACTGCTTACGCAGGGCTTCAATGTCCAGCGGAGAGCCGTCAACATCACGAACATCGTCTTCGATGTCGAAGAAGTCTCCGTTACCGAAGATAGCTTCGACAATCTCAGCGTGACGAGTCTCTACCGCTTGTTGGGTGGCTGGACTAATGATGCGAGAGCGTTCCGAATCACGAGTGCGATCACTTGAATCCCACTGCCCACGAAAGATACGCTCATACTCAAGCCAAGAATCTAGGTAGTTGGCATCACGATGGTCACGCCATCGCATGATATGGTCAGTAATCCAAGCCGTGAGTTCTTTCTCGTTCTCTGTCGGCTCCTCAAACTCTTCCTTCTTGTTGTCGTATTCCATCACCACTTTTCCTTGTTGGCAACTGCTTTGCACATTTCTACAAAGTAGTCTTGTGAATATTGTTGTTTAGCCATGTTGACATCTTTATGCAAAAGCTGTACATTGCTTTTTAAATAGCCTTCGCTAGAATCAATACGGTCAATTGAAACAGTGGCTGTTAGTCCCTTTTCAGACCATCCAATATCCCAGCCTGTCAAAGCGCATTTACCTTCTTGTTTCTGGTAAAGATCAAGAATGTCTTGTGGTTCTAATTCCCAATCTAATCCACGGTGTAAGCCGCCCTTACGTTTTGTTTCAAACCAAGTGTAAGGCATTGGCCCAAGACGGCCTTTAAAATTATTTGAAGAATTTGAACAAGATTTACATTTCCAATCGCCGCGAACGGCAGACCTGTAATGATCTAGCCGTCCATAAGACTGTTCAGAGCCACAACCGCTGCAGTTTTTTGTATATCGTTTATACATACTACCACTTCACTTGGTCGGCCCACCAAGCCGCAGACATCTTGCCCTTGGCAATGTTAGCAGCGTGTCGAGCTTTGAAAGCCTCATTGCGTTTAGAGCCTTCAGGAGAACCAGTAACTCCCTGCTGCCCAAAACGAATTGTTTTAACCTTGTC